GCCTCGAACGCTGCGGCGGTGCTGGTCAGGCTTTCGCGTCGGGCGCCAATGGCATCCTGTTCGCCGCAGTACATCGCGTTGCTGCGAGCGCGTCCGCACTCGCTGGACCAGTATGCGTCGGACTCCGCTCGCTCGATGCGGAGCAGCGCCGCACGGGCCAACAGGGTGCAGTAGTGGGACAGCAGGGTGCTGGCTTCAAGGGTGACGGTGACGGGGTATTGCAGAGTCATGTGTGTCTCCATGTGTTGAGTGTCAAGGCGTCCTGCACAGCGCAGGCCCTTCCCCCCCGCAGGGGGGTCGGGCTGGTGCTGGGTCAGAGCACGATGGTCCATCCGATGCCGCTGGTGGGCTGCACGACATGCAATTCCCAGTCGCCAGTCGAGATCCACAGGTCGTGGCCCAGTTCGACGGCCTGTCCGATCAGGGCCTTCAACGGCGACTTCTGGCATTCGCGGAAGAGAATAATTGTTGTCCGGTTCCACCGTTCGCAGTTGGTGGTGCCGTCGCGGGTCGCGACGGTCAAGGCGAAGTCGCGGTTCGCGGGCCACGGGATGGTGCCAGCGTTCATGGCGTTGACGAACGCCTGTTCGATGCGGCCCACATCGGCTTCGGTGAACTTGCGGCCTGTTTCGGTCGAGGGCGGGCGGTCGCCACGACGGTTGATCGTGGCGGCGCAAGCCTCCACGCACTGCTGCACGGTCACGGGGTCGTCGCATGATCCGGACGAGATCGCGAGGGTCTCGATCAGCACATCGATCAGTGCTGCCTTGCTCAACTGGTTCAGGTACTTGGCGGCGGGGCCGCACGACAGGGCGGGCTTCTTGAGGCTCATGTCAGTGTCTCCATGTGAGGTTGCGAATCAGTCCTGCACGGTGCAGGCCATGCGCCTCGTTTGGAGGCGGCAGGCTCAAACCGTGTCGGTTGAGGTTGGGTTGTCAAAGAAGCACCATCGAGTAGTTCGATGATGACTGCACGGTACTGCAAGGTACTGCAATTGCAAGAGGCAAGTGGGAAGAATCTGAAGATTTTCTTTTGGGCCGATTCCATGGCGATAGCGCGGGGTTGGTCCAATGCAGCGCACTATGCAATTGCCAAAGCGCGAGAGGGGCAATGTGCCTGCCAGTGACGCTGAAGAGATCGAGGCACGGAAGGCCGTGTTCCTCGCCTCGCTGCCCTCTGAAGGCGTCTGCGGGGCTGCACGGGCCGCTGGCGTGGCGGAGTTCACGCCCTGCCGCTGGTACGCCAATGACGAGCGATTCAGGGCTGCGTGGGACATGATCGAGCCGCTCACCGCTCGCCGGTTGGAGGCCATCGCCGACGCGGTTGTCAACGGCGAGCGCGAACTCAACAGCGCGGCGGTTCAGGTGCTGATGTTCAGGCTCAAGGCGCTCAAGCCCGCGACCTACCGCGAGCGGTCGCAGGTCGAACACACGGGCGCCAACGGAGGACCGATCGCCATCGAGCAGGGCGACGCTGGCCGTGGCGCGTCGATGCTCGCGGAGTGGAGCGCGGCCATGCTGCCTCCCGGGCAGGGCAATGCCAAGCCCTGACCCGATCGCGATCATTCAACTCCGGCAGCGCGTCTTGAACGCCAGCGCGGCGGAGCAACCGCACATCCGCGCAGCATTCGCCCAGTCGTTCCCGGCGTGGGCCGACGCGACCGCGTGGACCTTCCGCGTCAAGGAGGTGGGCGACGACGGGCGCGAGCGCCCGGTGCGCCAGCCCCATGTCCCGTTCACGCTCTGGCCCTGCCAGCGCCGCGCAGCCACGGAGGTCATCGAGGGCATCGAGGCTGGCCGCGATGTCGTGATCCGCAAGTCACGCGACATGGGAGCCTCGTGGCTCGTGTCCGCCATCGCGGTGTGGGGCTGGATGTTCAAGGGCTGGCAGTCGCTGCTGGTCAGCCGCGTCGAGGACCTCGTCGATCGCACTGGTGACCCTGACTCGCTCTTTTGGAAACTCGACTACTTGTTGAGCAGCCAGCCCCGGTGGCTGCTGCCATGCGACCCGGACGCGCTCGCCAAGGGCGGCGAGTTTCGCCAGCACATGGTGCTGCGCCACCCGGAGAGCGGCGCGACGATCACCGGGCAGGCCAGCACGGAACACATCGGGCGCGGTGGTCGCCGGACCTTCGTCCTATTCGACGAGTTCGCTGCGCTCGACAATGCGGCGGCTGCGTGGCGCAGCGCGGCGGACTGCACATCGTGCCGCGTCGCGAACAGCACACCCATCGGCGCGGGCAGCGAGTACTCGCGGCTGGTGGCGACGGCGCGGACCAAGGGCGAGCCGCGCCTAGTCGAGTTGATGTACTGGGACCACCCAGAGAAGGGCGCAGGCGCGGAGCAGCGCATCGACGAAGACGGCACCGTCACCGGCTTCGCAGGCTCGCCGTTCACATGGTCACCGTGGCTGGCGGAGCAGGCGAAGCGCCGCGATCGCGTTGACCTCGCGCAGAATGTCTTCGCGGAGTCGGTCGGCAGCGGCGCGGCGTTCTTCCCGTCGCACATCGTGACCAAGCACCGGGACACGAACGCGGCGGATCCGAAGCGGTGCGAGATCGTGCGCGGCAAGTTGGTGCGCGAGCCGCAGGGGCGGTGGCGAGTGTGGGGCGACCCGACGCGGGCGACGGAGTATGTCGTGTTCATCGACCCGTCGCACGGCACGGGCAGCGCGAACAGCGCGGCGTGTGTGATGGACGCGACGGCTCGCAGGGTGGTGGCGGAGTTCGTTGACCCGAACATCTCGACCTACGACCTTGCCCTTGAGGTGTCGAACGCGGCGCGGCGTGTGTGGCGTGGCAGGCGAGCCACGCTCGTGGGGTGGGAGACCAACGGCCCGGGCGCGACGCTCCAGCACGACTTCGAGCGAGCGCAGTACCCGGCGATCTACCGCCAGCGTCAGACGGGGACCACGAGCGAGCGAGCGACCCGGCGTGTGGGGTGGACCAGCACGAAGCGAGCGAAGCGTCAGTTGCTGGGCGACCTTGCCCGTGCGTTGGCGCAGGGCGAGGTGGTGGTGCCAAGCGGCGAGGCGCTGGACGAGATGCTGGAGTATGTGATCCTTGACGATGGCAGCATCGAGGCTGGCAGCAGGCGAGACGAGGCGAGCGGTGCGCGTGAGGCTCACGGCGACCGCGTAATCGCTCTGGCTGGTGCGTTCATGCTGTGCGGCGAGGCTGGCCCTGCAGTCGAGGAGGAGAGCGAGTACGGGGGCGACACGCTGGGATCAATCTTGAAGCACGATGACGTGACTCGTGAGTGGTGACGGTACGGTGGTGTGCATGGCGAAGAAGACTGTCAAGTTGAGTGTCGGTCGCGGCGAGAAGTTGCCTGCGTCCCGTGGTGCTGGTTTGACGGCGAAGGGCCGTGCGAAGCACAACCGGGAGACGGGGAGCAACCTGAAGGCGCCGACGAAGGACAAGGACAACCCGCGTCACAAGTCGTTCTGCGCTCGATCCCGGTCGTGGACTGGGGAGCGCGGCAAGGCTGCGCGTCGAAGGTGGGGATGCTGACATGGCGAAGAAGAACTCACTGGTGGGCAACATCAACCGTCGCAAGAAGGCTGGGACTAGCCGTCCCAAGTCGAAGTCAACGGTGAGCGCGAAGGCGTATGCGGCGATGAAGAAGGGGTGGAAGTGATGCCCTTTGAGAGCGACAAGCAGCGTCGGTTCATGTACGCGAAGCATCCGAAGATCGCTGCGCGTTGGACACGCGAGGCGAAGGCTGCTGGCAAGGCCGTGACGAAGAAGAAGAAGACAACCAAGAAGCGGGGCCGTTGAGATGCCCCACGACTGGACGGTCAGGCGCGAGAGCCGCAATGTCCATGTCGTGGAGGTTGATGGCGGGATGTCGATCCCTGCGTTCGAGCATTGGGTGTTGCTGTCGAGCGACAGGCACCACGACTCGACACACGCGGACTGGGAACTGGAGCGCAAGCACCTTGACGAGGCCGTGGTGCGGAACGCCACGGTGGTCGATAACGGTGACCTGTTCGATGTTATGGGCGGGAAGTGGGACCCGCGATCACCTAAAGGCAGTCTGCGACCGGAGTTAGCGTGCGCGCCGGACTACCTCGACGCTGTTGTGCGCCATGCTTCGGAGTTCTACAGCCCCTATGCGAAGCAGTTCGCGGTGATCGGTCGTGGCAACCACGAGACGGCGATCACCAAGCGTCACGAGATTGACCTGACGGAGCGCCTGTGCGCGAGCATGGCGCAGTCCAGTGGGGTTCCTGTCCACGCTGGTGGGTACGGCGGGTGGGTGGTGTTCCGGGTCACGATGCATAAGACCAAGCAATTCGTGCTGCGGCTGCGCTACTTCCACGGCAGCGGTGGTGGTGGGCCGATGACGCACGGGGTGTTGGCGACCAGACGCATGGCCTCGTGGTTGCCGGACGCCGATGTGGTGATGTGCGGCCACACCCATGACCACTGGCACGTCAAGTTGATGCAGGAGCGTCTGGTCAAGTTCAAGGGTAAGTACGACATCCGACTGGCGGAGCAGCACCATGTGCGGACTCCGACCTACAAGCAGGAGTGGGATCCTGCTGGTGGTTGGCACGTCGAGACTGGCAAGCCGCCGAAGCCGCAGGGTGCCATGTGGATGAAGTTGCAGGTTCAGAAGGGTGGCGTCGAGGGGTATCACCTCGTCGCGACTTTCGTGGAGGCGTCGTGATTCTTCCGGCGGTGTCGCTTGAATTGCGGCGTCGTCTGGTTAGATGTGTCTGCCAACGCGGATGGCAGGCGAACTCAACACGGGGATCCGCGCCCCAGATCAAGGATTGACAATGGCGATGAAGAAGAAGGCTGGCGCACGAAGCGCATCAGCGAAGAAGGTGGGCGCTCGCAGCCCGATGACGAAGAAGATGGCTGGCAAGCGTGGCGTCGTGGCGACGGCCAAGCGTTCCGGCAGCAGCAAGGCGATGAAGGCGATTCGCACTGCTGCTCTGACTGGCGGCGGCGAACTTGGTGGCGGCGGAGGCCAGTTGGGTGGCGGCGGAGGCGGGAAGAAGTGATCATCCGCGTGGGCGGTACCTACCTCCCAGTTGATGCGATCGACCGCATCGACGACAACGGCACGAAGGTGTCGGTGTGGAGTTCCGGTCGCTCATATGAAGTGATCGGTGACGGTCGTTTGGAGGTCTTGAGTCAGGTCGAGTTGCTGATCCCACGGATCCAGAACCCGGCCAAGTCAGAGTCGGTCAACGAGTTTGCCCAAGTCAAGGGCAGAAAGAAGGCATGATGTACGGCAAGAAGTCTGGCGGCGGTTGCTCGCATTCCCGTAAGGGCAAGAACGGCGGCAAGGACGGAGCCAAGGGTGGCGGCTACGGCGGTGGTAAGGGCGGCGGCAAGAAGGGCGGCGCCAAGCGATGATGAAGTTCGATCTGGATTCGCTGGTGCGCGAGATCGACAGCGCGGAATCGTTCCGCGACGGTCACCTCGTGGAGTGGCGGAACCTGATCGAACGGTTCCACGGGCCGTCCTATCGCGAGTCTCGCGAGCAGTTGGACGACCCGGAGAACTTCATTCTGGAGTATGTGGCGCTGTTGCTGCCACGCATCGTG